GATAAGTCGGTTAACTCATCATAAACTTTTTTATGTACGCTAATAGGCTTATAATTTGTGAATTCATAAACCGTCTTTACTTGTCTATTGCTCATTTTTTTCCTTTTTTGTTATTGTTAATATTGTTATTGCTCAACATCCATTAAATATTCGTCTGTTTTACAATCTGGGCATCCTTTAAAATATTCTGTATTATCCATAAATATCTCCAAGTCATCCTCAAAACCAATAAAATCACAATCATTACATTTTATTTTTATATCAGTCATTTTTTTCCTTTTTTGTTATTGTTTACTTTACCCACTTATCAATACTGTATTTATTAGCATCGATGCGGGTAGCCTTATAACTTTTATCAAAATTATTATTTTTAGTAAAATAAATAACCTTAATAAAATTCTTTAATACAACTATCAATAAAATTATAAAAATAGTTGTTATACATATATTGTAAATCATTTATAAAACTCCTTTGTTATTTTTTAAATCTTGAATAGTTAATTCAACCCTATTATCAACACTCAATAAAGTTTCATAACTACAGTTTATTAAATCATTATCTTTTAAATAATAAAAAATAATTTTATTATTTTGATTGCATTTTTTTAATGCTTTTATCAAGTCTTTTATTTTCATTTTGTTTTTTCCTTTGTTATTAGTTTACATTTACTACAAAGCCCGTTTTATCAACCTTTGCTTTGCCTTTTATTGCTAAGCCTACAATTACGCCTTTAGGCTCTAAAAACCTCAAGTCACTTATATCGCCGTCAATTACTTGACGCCCTAAATAAGTTTTTGGTAGGCTGCCATTAAAAACAACCGCTATATTAAAAGCCGTTGTTAATAATTCTTTTATTTCACTGTCATTTGATTCTGACTTGCTAAATGTTAAATGATAATTACTAGGCAATTTAACACTTAATCTATTTTTGATTTTTGTATAATCATAAAATATAATATCTGGGTTTAATTCCATAATATTTTTGCCGTCTTTTATAGGGTATCGTTCCCAGATTAAATCACTAGTTCCATTTAATCGCACGGCGGGTTTTAAACCTTTTTTAATAGCCCTTTTTTTAAAGTTTTTAATTTCATTATCTAATTGTAATAAAAACTTTTGACGGTCTTTTAAAAAGTAATAAGTTTTATTAAGCCTACTATCTTGAGTAAATTTAAACCTACCCCTTCCGCTTGTATTTAAACAAGCCATTGCACAGCCTAAAGACGCTTTAGGGCATATGTTAACCCCGCTTAATTTGTGCGGGGCTAAATGTAAAATTGCGGTCAAATATCCTAATTCGATGCTCTTAAGCATTTTTGTGTTGTTAATACCTAAGAGCCGTTTTTGTGGTTTATATTCCATATTAAGCAACTTTTTTTAGTATTTGTTTTTCTGTAGTTTTTGTAAAATAATCATATGCTCTATAGCTTTTGGCTAATGCTGACGTTAAAAATTTGGTATCATTTTTCAACGCTGATATCCAACTTTTTAAATACATAGCATGATTATCTCGCAAAGTTTTTTCAATTCCAAAATGCTGAGATAATAAAACGCTCCCCGTTTCAGCCACCAATTCCTCAAAAGCGTATGATTTTTGATCGCTATCTTTAAAGCGTTTATCATTATCTTTAAAACGGTCAAGCCTTGAAGAGTGACCCGTTGCATGAATTAATTCATGGAATAAAGTCGAATAATAATGCACAGTTGCTGTTGCATTATCACAGCTTAAAAAATTCTCTTTATTTGTCATGTGTATATAATCACCACTACGGGTATAATAACAACGTGTTTCGTTGCTGTCTTTAATTTCAATATTTGTATTTTTTACAAATAAATCAATTTCAGCGATATTCTCAACTTCATTTTTAATAGGCTCAACATCTAATTTAAAACTTGAATTGCTTAAATCAACTTGAGAGACATTAAAAACAGGCGTTGCTTTTAAAAAAGGTATTTTATCTTCTTTTTTTGTTTTTTCATTCTCTTTAGTAAATGAGCCATAATATAAAACTTTAGCTTTATGAGATTGCCCCTCTAAAACCTTTGCCCCTACCTTTTGCCAATCTAAATAAGATGCCCATAAATTATTAGTATACTCATTTTTATTTAGAATATAATTTAAATTCCAAAAATTAACCCCGCTATAATTCTTTTTTGTGATTGCATTTTGCGGGGCATCTTTAGAAATAAATGGCTTAAACCATTTTAAGCCGTCACGCTCCATAGCTGTAATTATATCGTTTTTAAGATTAGTTAAATAATCTTTAGCTGATATTTTGTTAAGTGTTTCAGTCATTTGTTTACCTTTGTTAATTGTTTAATACCCTCTTAACTAATTTAATTTGATACAAAATAAAACAAAAAAATGCAAAATGTTATAAGAAATAATATAATAAAAACAATAGGATATTGACCCTTTAATTATACAACTATAGATTGTATTAAATGAATAAAACGAATGAGAGCGATATATATAAACTAATTAAAAAAGCCGTTGTTAATCTAAAGTTAAATTGTCAATTAACTAGAATTGAGAGCGGGTTTACCTTGCAAGGTATACCAGATTTATACGTTGTTTATAACTCTAAATTGATTAATAAATCTATTTCATTTTGGCTCGAATTAAAAGCGAATAATCTAAAGAATTGCAACGTTTCAAAGTACCAATTTAATTGGATATTAAAGCATGGTAAGGCGGGGGGCGTTGCTTATATCCTGAATAAGCCCGTCTCACAGCGTACCCTTAAACTCTATAGGGTTGACCCGTGTTCCGTGCTTACCGAAGAATTAACCATAGACTACAGCATCACGGGCATTGCTGACGTACTTGAGTACATCGCCAAAAAACATTGTATTGCTTAATAATTTTCCGATAATCTTTACTTATCACCTATAATATAATCTTATATAATCTAGTAAAATTGAGCCGTGACCCGTGACCCGATGCCGTTGAGGCTCATAACCAAGCCACAATACAACTTAAACGAGTACAACTTTTACGGGAAATTTTAAAAAAACGAGTATCTTAATTATGTACCCTTGTGCAGGACTTATACATACAGTACAGTTGATTTCATTATGGAACCTAACATCTCTAATCTTGACCTGTTAACCACAGATCAATTACGTGAGAAAGTTGAGCGCGTATGGATCCAACACATTAAGCTGTGTCAGGATAATTTTTTATATTTTGTTAAAGAGATGTGGCCGGACTTTATCTTTCGTAAAGAAACAGATAGGACCCGATGGGGACACCATCAAGTAATTGCTAATGAATTCACTCGTATAGCAAATGAGAAAAAAGGGAGGCTCGTAATAAACATGCCCCCTAGACATACTAAATCTGAATTTGCGTCCGTGTACTTTCCTGCTTGGATTATAGGTAAGTATCCTAAAATGAAATTAATGCAGGTATCTCACAATGCTGAGTTATCTGGAAGATTTGGTAGTAAGGTTCGTAACTTAATTGATTCACCAGAATATAAAAAAATATTTGGTGATGTGAGGCTCAGAGAAGATTCTAAAGCAAAAGGACGTTGGGAAACAAATCACGGTGGTGAGTATTATGCTGCGGGTGTTGGTGGTTCCATCACGGGCCGTGGTGCGGATTTATTAATTATTGACGACCCTCACACTGAACAAGACTCATTATCCAATACCGCTATGGAGAGAACCTATGAGTGGTATTTATCAGGACCCAGACAACGTTTACAACCAGGTGGTTCCATCTTGTTAGTTATGACCAGGTGGGCTGAAGATGATTTAACCGGTAGACTGATCAAGGCTCAGTCTGAACCTAAAGCAGACAAGTGGAAACTAATTTCATTTCCAGCAATTTTAGATTCAGGTAAACCAGTTTGGCCAGAGTATTGGAACCTAGAAGAATTAGAAAAGGTAAAAGCTTCATTAAGTGTTAGGAACTGGTCTGCTCAATACATGCAGAATCCTACATCTGAGGAAGGTGCAATTATAAAACGAGAATGGTGGAAGCCATGGAAGTTTGAGGACATACCAAATCTTACATCATGTAATACAAAGTTATGATACGGCGTTTAGTAAAAAGGAAACTGCCGATTACTCTGCTATTACTACGTGGGGTATATTTCAACCTAAAGAAGATCAACCCTATGCAATGATATTACTAGATGCTATTAAGGGTAAGTTTGATTTCCCTGAGTTGAAGAACATAGCATTTGAACAATATAAATACTGGGAACCTGACACAGTACTTATTGAAGCCAAAGCTTCTGGTCAGCCATTACTACAAGAGTTTAGAAGCGCTGGTATACCTGCTGTAGATTTTAGTCCTAATAAAGGAAATGATAAGTTCACTAGAATCAATGCATGTGCTCCAGTATTTGAAGCAGGTAATGTTTATTATCCAGAGGGTGAAAAATTTGCAACAGATGTTATTGAGGAATGTGCTGCGTTTCCTCACGGTCAATATGACGATTATGTGGACAGTACCACTCAAGCCGTGTTAAGATATCGCCGAGGTAGCTTTATTAGCACATACATGGATTATGTGGAAGAAGAGCGTCCGCCAAAAGAATATAAATATTATTAGGAGAATCACATGCCAAAAGATAAAAAATATAAACCCAAAGCTAAACCAATGCCTTACTTCGAACCAGAAGGAATGGAAAGAGAGTACAAAGCTAAACCAATGCCTTACTTCGGACCAGAGGGAATGGAAAGAGATTACAAAGCTAAACCAATGCCTTATTATGAAGATGATGATATGGGACTTGAAGCTGCAGCACAAGGCGCAGCCGAAGGAGCAGTAGGTGAAGCAGTAGGAAGAAAAAAAGGTGGCAAGATAAAGACGCATAAAATGCCAGGCGGAAAAATGATGAAAAATTCTGACATGAAGAAAAAAAAGAAAATGGGTGGTGGCATGATGAGTGATGAATCTTTTCAATACTCAAAAGGCGGTATGGTCCGTGGCCAGGGTATAGCGATTAAAGGCACAAAGTTTAAAGGAATATTTTAATGGCTGGTAAAAAATCTAAAGATTCTTACACAAGTCGTAATGAATTTAAAAAAGATTTTTATAAGCAGAAAGATAAGCCTCCTGTAACTGCAGAGACAATGTATGGTACAGGAACTACAAGACAACTTGATGAAAGTATAATGTCACCCGATGATTCTATGTTAGTAGAATATAAACAAAAGGGTGGAAAAATTAAAACTAAAAAAGCATTTATGGGTTTAGCTGTGCAAGCTTCAAAAAATCCTATGAGCTTAATTGGACTTACTTCAAAAAATCCTATGAGCTTAATTGGTGGTGCTAATAAACTTTTAAAAAGATCAAAGACAGCAAGAGATGTAACTGGAAAATTAGGTGTGGGTGGAAAATTAATATCTAATTACTATAATGATAAAGAATCTGATAAAAAAAGTTCTCAATCCACAAAGTCCCCTGAGTTTACTCCTTTAGAAAAAGGCGGCTCCGTTACAGTTAAAACTAAGCTAGGTAGAAACAAAGCAACTAAGTTATATTAAAATGAGTGATAAATCTAAATTTAAAATTGAACCTAAAATAGATATCTCTAAAGGTTCATTTAATCCTGATCCTGAAGTTAAG